AATTAGAACGGGGTTTAGGGTAGGGAGTCCACAATTGTGGAGTATGCACAAAAAAACGTACAATCCAAAATATTTAGAACAGCAGGAGGCTGATGCGAAGAAGGCTACAAAGAAAACACACCTTACTGTCACGAAACGAAAATCGTGATGCGTCACTTAACAATTTCAAAAAAATCGGTTAACATTAAATGTCTACCGACGTGCGGACGTTGAATCTTTCCGAGAATGATGATGGTATGGTGCCTTTGACAACTTCTTTCGTGGAACATAATCAACCCGAAAAAAATGTGAGTCAAAATAAAGAAATGACCATGGATTCCACGCCAATCTCTGATATAATGGGTCAGCCGGAAATGCCACTCGAACCACCAATGATGGATTCGGATCCACGCGTTCAGCATCAGCCCATGGTGATGCAACAGCCTGTGATGGTGTCTGCGCCACCGCAGCAGCAGCAGCAGCAGCCACAAATGGCGACTCAAACTAAAAATCCATTCAACCTTACTGACGAACAGATGCAGATTTTGATCGTGGCGATCTGTACTGCGGCTGCCATTAGTAAGCCTGTACAGGAAAAACTTGCAATCTATGTCCCACAGTTCTTGAATGAACAGGGGCAAAGAAGCATGATTGGCCTTGCATCGACTGGTGCCGTTGCGGCTGCTGTTTTCTACATACTCAAGAAGTATGCTTAGATACCGACAACTCTAAATATATATCTACCATCATCGACAAAAAGATTAGCAATTGTCAAACCGCCAATAAACGCGGGTATCAAAAGCGCCAAAGACTTTCCAGTGCTTCTGATATCCTTGCCGAACTTACGGAGTTGTTGTTTCACTTCGCCAACAGAGCTTATAAATATAGACGCGATGGCATATGAAATTGCGCACGCGAGTAGTATGTATTTGTGATCCGTTCCGAAATCACCGAGTCTCAGTGATTGTTTGTATCCACCTCTCGCGATCAAGTTCAACGTGATTGGAATCAATACGAGGATGAGCGCACTCACGATCCATGGTTTCGCCTCGTCGCTCGTTTTATCCGTCAATACTGGACTCAACATTATCATGAGAGCCGAAAGCCACATTAATATGAAAATAAAAAGCGATCTATTCATTTACATTAGGTATACATTATTTATCCTGAATATGCTTTCCACAGAATTTTTGTCTATCTGGTATCTCTTGGTAAACACCTATGGCGACGCACATTGATTTGATCTTATCATATTTATCCCAAAATTCGGCATTGTGTTCGTACTCGTCTACACACCCGTGTGCGAGTTCGTGAATTAATACGTGCATTACTTCGTTTGGTTCACCGTCTATGCATAGACCTATTTCATGCCCCTTGTTTATATTGTATCCCACACTCCCCTGTTGTGCTCTGTGGTGTGCGGTGATTGGAACCTGACGTGCGAGGTGAGCAAATTCAACGTTACCAGATGTGCGTATGTGTTCCCTGAGAATAGCATAACGTTCCTTGACGACACGTAAATTTTCGGGTTCGGTCGTGTTTAAAAATATAAATACATTGATCACTAAAAGTAGAATTACCAGTATCATCTCTTATATACAAAGATAAATTTAGAGTACAGATCCGATATGGGATTTCCAGACATGGGTTCCCATGAATCTAATCTAAATCCAATTTTTTCTAAACGCGTGACTAATATATCTCTGTGTGCTATAGGTTCGGATTTTGCGCCGTCTTGGTAATACGGTGTGTCTTCGAGATGAACAAACAACTTTTCACCAAATTGACCATCACTCGTCGATTTCATGAGAAAGAAACTTTCCTTGCCATACTTGAGTGGCGTCTTAAATATGATTTGGTTTGAATCGGGTATGATTCCTATAAGCTTACCACCCGGTTGCATGCGGCGCGCTATTTCACGGGTGGTTTCTTTGAAGAGATGCTCGTTCGCGAATATGTAGTGAAGTGAAAAATTGTAACACACGACATCATACTTTCTGTTTGGGGTGGACATGATATCCCCTAAATAAAAGTTAACACGCATCCTGAACGTCTTTGATCTTGATTTGGCTTCATTGAGTGAATCTTCGAGTGGTTCACATGCACTCAAATTTACACCGCATTGTTTAAACTTACCCAAATCTCCACCGAAACCACAACCCACATCTAACACGGCGTCACCTTCCCTACATACTCTCTGTATGAGTTCCCGTTTCTCCGCGTTGTGATGTTTCCGTATCTCCTCCATAAAATTGATTGATATTTTTTAGACACTCGTTTGACTTAGGTATCATCCGTGATAAAATACGTCATTGGTCTCATTTAGACATAGGTTGTGGAATAAAATTTAAAGTAACACCTTGTTTTTCAGAAAAAAAATTCAATAAAAAAAAGTTTTTATTTTTATACTTTCTTTTGAAAGAAAAAAGTTTTAAAAATAAAAAAAAATTTTTTTGAAACATTTTAGAAAATACAATATTCTCGTCATTAGATTTAAATTATATATAGTCTCTACATAAAAAGTCCCAAAAACTATGGTGTTACTTCGCGGGATTATGTAGGGTCATAGAGAATATAAACACAATTAGAAAAATCTCATAGATATTTTATCGGATGATATGTCCCCACAAGACCAATTATAAACGTAACAGTGATTATGACCACTACCCTTCAAGAATTTAGAATCATGGAGTGTACTAGGATTCAAACCAATATCCAAAGTATTATACACATCAAACCCAGCATTGCGCGCAAGCATGACCGCCGACTTGAGATCACCACGACCCGTGTCGTAAAACATATAGGCTTGATTTATATATATTTGTGTCCTGACCGACCTATATGGTACTGAGTAATAACTAGTGAAATGACCTTCTTCATTTAGGTATGAATACACTATATCACATTTGGGTAGAAGCCACCGACGCACGTACGATTCGTCTATCACGGGTGCGATAGAATATTGGGACATGTGTTTACATAAGATTTCGGTAACCCTCGGTACATCACTATTGGTCATCAGCCAGTGTGTACACGATCCGTTGACGGCGTGCGGCCTTTCCCGTTCATCCGAAAATTTTGCCGCGTTGAGTTTACGCACGTTTATGAGTCTATGCCAATACGATGTCTTTGCGACGGGGGTGGGGAGTTCCACCACAGCCGTGTACACCGCTTGCCATATACCAACCGCGTTAGCTCGTCGACGTATCTCAGATATGAGGAGTGGTGCGAGTCTTATATTTCGAATGGAGTCGTGAACACAGAGAAAGTTAATTTGTAAAACATCGAGGACTGTGTCGTGTACTTTATACTTGGTCGGTACACCGGATATGAAACCGACTAGTTTTCCACCCGACTTTGTTCGAAGACCTAAATTCCAATCGGGCTCCGTGGCCCATTCCACGAAATCCCTTGAATATTTGAACGAAAAGTGTTCATCGCGTATGTAATGTGAAGACAAAAATTCGGATATTTCATTTATAGAACACGTCGACCATTCATAGTGTTTAGGTAATGTAACGGGCGTTTCGCTATATGTCCTAGAAGAATCAATCTCACCAACGCGTTCACAATGATTCTGTGGCATGGGTTGAGTATTCCAAAATTCATGAACCATTTGGTATATTGATGTGTATATCTTTTAAGCCGGCTTAAAGTTTTGAGCACATGTTATTTTAGAAAAATGTCTCTTGAACAAGATTACACCACTGTTCCTGGTCAGCTTTATGCTTGCCTATCGGTTGTTGGCCCGGAATGCCCTCAGAAGAATGACAAATTCGGTATTAAAATCCGGGGAGCTTTCAACTCCAGAGACGAAGCTTCGAATCACGCAAAGCGTCTTCAAAGAGAAGACGCGACTTTTGACATCTATGTCGTAGACATGTACAAGTGGTTGTTGATTCCACCAGATTCGTCTACCATAGAAGACGTTCATTACACGAACGAAAAATTGGAAGATCTCATGTCGGGCTATAAGGAAAATCAACAAATGGCGGCCAAGATGTTCGAAGAGCGTAAGAGAGATATGATCGAGAGTGCGTCCAATACGTACATTAAGGCTGGGGATGAGAACTCCAAGTACTACACGAAGCCAGATGAACCACCTATCAGTCACCCAGCTGAGGTTCTCGAACGTCTTAAGAAAGAAAAGCCGGACGCTGAAATGGAAGATCTCGTCAAAGAAGCCGATGGGATCGTTGCGACTGAAATCGAAGAGCGACGCAAGAAGCGCGAGACCGAGGCCGAGAGCGGTGAAGAAGTGAACCCGAACTAATTACAAAAATAAAATCACATATATAATAAGTATGTTGGCCATAGCACTCAATGTGGTGACCATTCTTATCGTGTTATACATATTCGGTTTAAGCATGAGAGACAGGGAAGTCAGGGAACTTAAACGGAAGATGGAAGAAGAGGATGATGTATACGTATCTGCTACAGACGTGGCTGAAGCTGCATCAAAAGATCCTCTCGTCGTGAGTCGCGCATATTTTTTGGATTCGACCGAAGGATCGACCGGTGATTTTAAGGGTTCTTCATCCTCAATTTGGGCGAAGAATGACTGGCTGCATGGTTTTCCCCATAAAAAAGCCTAGAATGAATGCCACAAATACAATTATATATGCAGTCTTATCTAATGACGAAAATACATCAATCTTTTCTTGATAATGGGACATAGGTGGTGGCGGCGGTTGAGCCGGTGGATAGTAATACTCCGGAGGCAAATCAGTAACCGGAGCTTGTTCCGGTGGATCCTTATCTATGATAGCCGGATTATACTCTATTGGATTTCCGATGTCACTCTCCATTATATAAATCTGTGTTTCATTTTTTTAACTACATTATTCCTCATCATCTTCATCGTCATCGTCATCGACGATGAACCCAGCTAAATTTCCATTTTCATCGGCATCTTCGTCATCGTAATGGTCTGATTCCGATTCTGACTCTGAATCGTAATCATTCTCATCGAAATCCTCGTCTTCATCATCGGTATAATCATCTTCAACCTCTTCGAAAACTTCGAGGCGATTCGGGGGCTTTGAAATGCGACCAGATCTAGTCCTAAAAGTGGCCATTTATGTTAGTTACTATAATTACATCTTTAAGTCCTTCTATATATATTATCAAATTCTATTGTTATTTTAAGCAGAAGAGTTTCTATTTCTTCTGATATGGACGTGTCGCTCGATACCATGTAAAGTGCCAATTCTTCGAGATTTCCAGTTGCCCGATCGAGAAGCTTGCGTGATATTTCCTCATGCTCCTTGAACTCGAGAGCCATGTTTATATTCGCGAGGAATTCTCTGTACAAGACATCATTTATTCCCGAATATTTATATGTCTGCTTTATAAGTCCATAAATGACTTCATCATCAACGCCCCGTTTGACCATCTTGGATGCCATATATACAAACGCAATCAATAACACAACGGCTAGCATTTATAATTTAGATGCTATTTTATCTATAAGCCTGTGTTTCCTAGTGTTACATTTACACTTTTGTTGAATGACATCTTTGGATATGTCAAACGTCACCAATTCGTGACACACTTTGCATATATGGTTTGTGTGTACGGTTCTTTTTTTGATACCACGTTCTCGCCTGACCTCTTTTATATCAAAATCAACATCCTTGAGGATGTACTTTTTGATGAATACATCGAGATCAGTTGTTATATTTTCTATTGGATTTTCGATCTTCTTTTTCTTAGGGAGTGTCTTGTATTTTTTCACCTGTAGTTTTTCGACGATATTTGGAGGTAACTGGTGTCTTCGTCCCGAGAAATCTTTACAAAACCCATAAAATCGACCTCTCATCGTCTCGCATCTACAAAAGCATTTTTGTGTTATGGTGTCACCCGTTATATGAAACCACACATGGTTTGATACGTGATTTCTTTTGGTGTTTTCACAGTACCTGGATGTAGTCGCCACGAGGTAACTATTTTTCTCCTTGTACACGGTTTTGACTCTCGCATTGGACTGACCTTCCATATGTTTACGAATAAACGTCTCTAACAGTGCACACGATTCTGGATCTTTTAGTTCATTTTTAGTTTGTGCAGATGTGAATGATCCCTCTGTTTTGATAGATGCACCTTCTATAATTTTTGGATTTCTTGATTCGCTTCGAAGTGTGGCCATGCGCATAATTTCGAGCGTCGGTTCGGGTGATATCCTTTGAAACATTGCGAGAGGTCCATGTTTATACAAAAGTATAGGTAAATACTCACCCTGTATCTCTTTCCCTCCATGACAATGTTCACATCCCTTACCGTTACACGCCTTATGTGTTACCCATTTATGCGAAAAGGGCATTCTGAACCCACTCCCACGCGTGTTTCGTTCACTACTCCCATACACGGACAAATCGACTATCTCATTCCAATCTTTTGAGCCATATGCTATATTAAGTGACTTTATAATGTGCTGTCTTAATGCGATGGCAGATGATCTATTTAGAGGAAAGTCTGGCCAATTTATATGTACACCCGTCTTCATATAATCGTCCACTTTCTTTGGTTTTGAAACGCACACAAGAGCGTCTTTTCCACCATATTTACTTACCTTGTCACATATGACTTTACATACACGGTTGATTTCTTCGATTGTTAGTACGTCGTCATCCTTATAATCAAGGTCGACGAAAAAGTTATAAGCGTGTGTTGTTTTCTGTTCAACGAGATATACCTTTTCATTTAAGAGTATACATTCGATGTATTTTTCATAAAATTCAGTCAATCTATCAAACGGTACGGACAATACGCCACCGTCCATGAACACGTGTGATGGATTGGGGTTCTTTTCAAAGAAGCCATGTTGCTTACACCACTCCTTGAACATACTTACCATTATAATGAGTCTTCTTTTTAATCTTCTTCGTCATCTTCACCAAAATCTCTCCACATCGTTCTTCTATAAGACACGTCTGGTCTCTCCGTCTCTGTTTCTCGGAGATTCTTTTTTATTACCAAAAGTTCATACACTTTATCATCCCTGTGTTGTTCTATATACTTATTTGCCTTATTGGGTGTGTAATAATGTTTATTTACCAATAAGTCATGTATTTCCATCAAAATGTAGTTCTTAGACTTCATTATTTAATAGAAAAGGATTTTCTATTCAGTGATGTAACACACGAATAAAATTCCTGATTTTCGAGTACATTTTTAGTGATACGATCCCATTGTTTTTTCATTCTGAATTCCTGGAGAGTGTCAAATGACATGAAATCATTTTCGTCATGTGTTCGTTTTATTGGTTGTTTTTGTATTTTTTTAGCTATCGTTTTTTGTTTCTCGTCGTTGAATTTTTTTATAAGATCCTGTTGTTCGGGCCTTGTATATTCCACAAAGAACACAAAAACGTTATATTCTAGATCCACTGTAGGACTTTCTTTAACAATAAATTTAAATTCTGTATATTCGCCTTTCTTCAAAGAAACCACACCACGAGTCTCTTCTTCAAGTTCACGGAGAGCACATCTTATGGGATTAAATATCTCTCGTCGTCTACACCCTCCGGTCACGAATATCCAATCTTTAAAGCGCTTATCTCTCACCGTGAGGAATCTTGGTTTATCTCCTGTGAATGTTACCGGTACTGCGATAGATTTATACTTCTTCATTGCGATGTCGCAAGTTATAATTCTCCGAGATGTTAATTTTCTTCTGATTCGGCAACTTTCTTGACAGGTATATCTTCCTCTTCACCGTCTTCATCCGTGATGATTTGACGTCTTTGTGGTGGGGGTGGTGTGTGCGCTTGAACGATTGTATTACAGAAGTTCTTGATTCCTTCGATATCGCTTTTTGTCTTTGTAAACTCCCTGTACAAATACAAACTCGCCGCGATCGCTACAATAACAGCCACTAATGTGAGTGTTTCTCTATCGAAAGAAATCATGGTTATGCAATAGAAACGTTGAATTTTTTTAAGTAACTTCCACTGGATGTGGATTGATGAATTTTTCGAGCGTCCTGGATTCTGGATTATACGTAAGTATAAAAACGAATCCTAGAAGAAATAAATACTGCCAGAGCATTTGTTATTAGCCTGTAATTTAATTAGAGTACATGAGTCCACCCATGCCGTTTTCAACACGTAAAATGTTATAGTTAACGGCATATAAATCGGTATCGAAGGTACCGGAATCCGTCACAAAACGGGCCGAGTCCAAACGACTGAAATTGAGCGAACCTGTTGGCTGAAGTTTCGAGGTCTCGAGGCAGAATGGGTACAGGAATTTGCCGGCGCTAGACGTATCGATCGCAGACGCCGCCGTGTGGTAGTACAAAGTACAAGCGGTGTAGTGTGGGTTCGCCTTCTTGGCATCAGTAACATCGGTACCGTTAATTTGGAGACGGAGGTTACCAGCAGCGAAGCCAACGTTACCAGCAGTCTTGGCAGCCGCGATATATTTCACTGGATGATTGTAGTTGACCTCCTGGATAGCCGCCGAAGATTGGATAGACTTTTGAGTTTGAGTGATAACCATGCTTTGTGCCGTGGAAGCAAGCGCCGTGCGTTCCTCGGTATCGAGGTACACATATTGAGCGTGAACTTCGTAGTCATCATTCACTGGGGTATTCCAAGTGATTCGCAACTCAACATCATGATATTGAAGCGCCACCAATGGAACCGCGGATTGCCAGTTCTCGCAAAACGAGAAGCGGAGTGGGTAGAAGGAGGAGTCAGCGGAGGTCGCAGTTGGCGACTTAGTGTAGTTTTGGGCCATCGTAGTTGGAGCGATGTATTGGGAGAAATGAGAGGTTTGTTCGTCGATGACCTGGCCCCCGACCAACCATTCGACCTTCTTGATGCGACCGGTCCAATCGGACTTGCTGTACGCAGTTGGGCCGCGACGAGTGATGTAGCAATAGCTGAGGAGGTCCCCCTTACGCTCGAAGCGCACAGTGGAGATACCACCGTTGGATGGAGTCCCCTGGAGGACTTGGCGTTCTACGGTTGTAGCAAAGTTCGTGTGACGACGATAGCTCGAGCGCCAGAAACTCACTTCGGGCTGGCCGACGAGGTGGGCATCCTGGGCACCGACGGCGACGAGTTGGGCAATACCACCAGACATTTTATATATATTGAGGTTATTTTTTTAAATGGCTATCTTTACATGATGGTATTACATCATGTAAAGATAACGAGAAGTTGTTTCGATCAACTGACTTCCGGGTTATGAGCCCGACACGCTTCCACTGCGTC